TTTACGGTTAATATGAAATTGTATGATGACACAACGAACGAATTAGTAACGATTCAGAATGATTTAACTTTGGGTCAGTACGATATTCGAATTATATCAGGTTCAACTTTACCGAGTAACAAGATAGCAGAATATAATCTGTATCTTGATGCTTATAAACTTGGCTTGGTAGACGATGTCGAGGTTTTAAAGAAAAGTGAAATCTTTGACAAAGAAGGTGTTCTTCAAAGAAAGAGCCAACTGGCACAAATGCAACAATACATATCACAACTTGAAAATCAAGTAAAGAAGCTTAGTGGAGACCTTCAAACATCTGAAAGAGAAACAGTCGGTGCTCGTAAACGAGTAGAGACAGAAAAGTTTAAGACTCAGTTGAATGAAGTGCTTCAAAATGTTAAGCTAGACGAAAAAAAGAAGATAGTAGAATTGGGCAATGTTGTCGACCAGATGGAAAGTTCAATGCTTGAAGAAGACAGACTACAAAAACAACAACAGAAAAGTCCTGGTTCAGAATTGTAAGATTAAATCAGGAAAGGAGAAAAAATGGCAGAGAAAGAACAAACACAGGTTAAACAGCAAGACCCAATAGTGGCAGGCGCATAAGCAGTTAATGAAACTATTTCTGTTGAAGAACCACAAGAAGAAGTCGTTGAACAAGAAATGACTGAAGTTGTAGATTGGGAAGCAGAAGCTAAAAAGTTTCAGTCTATGTATGACAAGAAAACCGTTGACTATGAAAATCAGACAAGGGATAATTCTCAATTATCAGAATTGAGAGACGTACTAGAATCGAATCCAAATGTAGTATCTGCAATGGAAAAAGAACTTACTGGAGAATCTATTAAAGGAGAGGAAGTTTCACAAGAGACTTTTGACCCTTGGGATGCTTACTACAAGAAAGATTCACCATCCTATAAAATGAGGGTGACGAACGAACAAAAACTTGTACACGACACTGTAGACCGTGAGCTCGGAAAACTACAACAGGCTATGGCAATCAATAATTTGAAAACTGAATTAGTCTCCAAGTATAAACTTGGAGAAGAGGAAGCTTCTGAGTTTATTGAGTTTGCTACTACTCCACGAGGTAATCTTCCCGTAGAAACCTTAGTAAAGGTTTGGAAAGAGGACAGAGGGGGAAAGAAAGTAAACCTAAATAAAGAGGCAGTTCAAAAAGCTAAGAGTATTCCTAAACCAGCTGGAGTCCTTCAAGGAGGAGAGATTCCTCAGAAAGATGAAGCAGAACAAGTTTGGGATAGAATTATGGGTGCTGGTAGCCAAAGAAAAATAGCAAAATAACAATAACTTAGGAGAAACTGGAAAATGGCTTACAATCAGAATACATTGAAGCAGTCTGATGTCAGTGTTTCCACTACTAGTATAACTGGATTTCAAAATCCAGACCAAAGAAAATTGTATGACTTTTCTGACAAAGTTGCAGAACTAATGCCAGAAGAGTCACCTTTTTTCGTCTACCTAAATAAAGTTGCAAAGAATCCAGTGGATGACCCTGTATTCCGATTTTTGGAAAACAGAACAGTCTTAAATTGGACTTCACGCAATTTTAATTTGGCAGCAACAGCTAATGGTGGAAGTGCGGTGTCAGCTAACAGTTCATATGACATAACCGTTGACGACGGCTCTGGTAGCGCAATATCTTTCCTTACTAAAGGAATGGTAGTTGCCGTTAACAGTGTTGACTCAACAGCTGGTTGGGCACAAGTTTTACTAAGAGTTGAATCTGCACCTACAATTGGTTCATCATCTACCGTGTTTAGCGGTAGAATTATTGATGTATCTAATTCTAATGTTTCAGGGTATAATGTTCTAACAAATAATGATGCTTGCCAAATAGTTGGCACATCATTTGCTGAAGGAACAGGCTCACCTGACACATTCTCAGATACATTAGATGACGATTTTGGGTACACTCAAATCTTTAAAACAGCTTGTGAATTAACCAATACAGCTATTGCGACACGTCATCGTGGTTACGCAAATGAATTTGACAGAATCTGGGCTCAAAAACTCCGTGAACACAAAGTCGATATCGAAAGAGCTATGCTCTTTGGACAACGAGCACGTGTAAACGGCGTTCAATATACTGAAGGTCTCGTAGGACACATCGTAAAAAATGTCAACCCAACAGTTGACGATTCAGCATTAAGTTACTCTTCTGGTAGTGCATACTACAGAAGTGTAGCTCAAGCTGAGTTAACTTACGATAGACTTCTATCAGATATGGAAGTAATATTTGACCCAGCAAGAGGCGGAGCAGGAGAAAGACTTGTTTTAGCCTCCCTACCAGTAATTACCTTCTTTAATAAGTTAGGCGATGGTGCGTTTTTAGACGCATCTGTTGGCTCATCAGCCAATATGCCGTATAGAATTAATTTTGATAAAGCAGATGGCGCTTTCGGGCATCAATTGCTAAATATCAATACAATTCACGGCAGTTTATACCTTGTTAAAGAACCTTTATTTAGAGGAATGGCTAGCGGAATGATGCTAATGGCAGATATGTCAAACTTAGGATACAGACCACTAGTTGGGAACGGTGTTAATCGTGATACTCAAATCCAAACAAATGTACAAAGTGCAGATGAGGATTTAAGAAAAGATATGATTCTTACAGAAGCAGGTCTTGAAATCACATTACCAGAAGTTCACGCTCTATACAACGTGGAGGGAATATAAGATGAGAAGTGCATATTTAGAAGTTAATAGTGGACAAGGCGATTACAGAAAACACGTAGAACACCTTACTGCAGCCGTTACTCTAACGAATAACGATAGTGGTAAAGTATATATGTGTTCATCTGCAGACGGCGCGTTCGCAATTACACTACCTACGGCTTCAACAGGCTTAGATGGAGTGCATTATAAATTCATCGTTTGGGAAGAAACCCCGACGGCTGATATTACAATCGCTCTAGGTAGTGCAATTGGTAGTGGTGTACATAAAGATGCTGGCGGAGACGCTGCTAGTTCAACCGCAGGTACTCAAATTTCAAATATTATTCTTGACACAACCGCTCAACGTGGTGATGTCGTAGAAATAATGTTTTGGGGTGGAGAGTATGTGTGGACTGCATTTAGTGGTATCAACGCAGGTATTCATACATCATAATATAATCCGTGAGGATTAG